GTTGTAGATATGCAACCTGACGTCGGGATAGTAGGGCTTAAAAGAAAAGACCTAGAAGAACGCCCCGACCATCAGAACCACCATTACCGTTCTACGTTATCAATGACAGGTGGAAAGGGGATGCCGTGGGTTGTCTTGGAGGATGTGAATCATGTGATGGGTACGTGTCAGCTTTACAATTTCAAGCTACTTGATAAAATAGGCTACTTATATCAACCTGGAATCTATGGCTTCGATGATTCACTAGCCGCTATCAGAGCAAAGAAAGCGGGGTTTCGTAATTGTTTTCTACCTCATATTGAGATAGACCACATCGACACGGGCGCAAGTCCTTACAGTCAGCATAAGATAGTAATGACCCGTCAGGGGGTTGATGAGTTTTATAGACTCAGACAAGGGTATCAGAACGGAACGATAAACATCTACTGCCATCCATGAAAGCAACAATAGAAATAAAAGAAGGTGAATTTTCAATTGAGATAATCAGCAAGAAAACGCGCTATCAGTCTAAAGGAACTATCGTACTGGATGAGGACGCTAAAGAAATGAGAGAAGATGTAGAGTTATTAGCGTTAAGAATCATACGTAAGTCAGACAACTACACTCAGTCAAAGGCTACCATTAACAAATAGTTGGTTTTTATATTTATATACGATGGCAAAACATAAATACATAGAGACACCTGAAAAGATGTGGGAGATATTCCTAGACTATGTAGATACAACTAAAAGCAACCCACGGACCAAGATTGAATACGTAGGAAGGAACGGAGATAGAGTAGAGACACCACTAGAAACACCGTTAACTTATGACGGTTTCCAATGCTACGGGTATGATAACGCTTCAACGGTCCATCATTATTTCGATAATCCAGACGGAGCGTATGATGAATATCGGGAGGTCTGTTCGCGTATAAAGAGACAAATACGGGCGGACCAGATTAGCGGAGGTATGGTCGGACAATACAATGCAAGCATAACACAACGCCTCAACGGGTTAACTGAGAAGATACAGAACAACACATCAGCGTCCATTGAAATACTGAATATAGACCCTTTAGATGATTCAGGGGACAACAGCACTCCGTAAGGTATCAGCCCTACGTAAGAAGATAAAGGTTATCCGAGGTGGTCAGGGTTCAGGAAAGACCATATCCATACTCATTCTACTCATTAACCACGCGGCTAGAGTTCCAGACCGTGAAGTACTAGTTATATCCGCTGAATTAACTAAGATGCGGTTGACTGTTATCAAGGACTTTGTAAAGACCATGAAGATAATGGGTATCTTTTCAGAGCATAGATTCATAGCGGGTACATTATACCGCTTTCCTAACGGTTCTTTCATCAAGTTCTTAGGGTTAGATAAGGATGATGTAGGTAAAGGGCTTAGAAGCCATGTAGCGTACTTTAATGAGGTAAACAAATGTGATAAAGAATCATATAGACAGGTGGCTACAAGGGCGCAAAAAGTTTACATGGACTACAACCCAGACGCTCAGTTCTTTGTGGATAAGGACATCATACCCCGTGAAGATTGCGACTTCTTACAACTGACCTTTGAGGATAATGAACTACTACCTGAAACGGAACGGCTGGAGATAATGAACTATTGCATGATGGGTTATGGTGTGGAGTACGACCGCAACAGGGTAAACTACCCCGACCCTATTAATGACCATTGGGCTAATATTTTCAGCGTCTACGGGCTTGGGAATATCGGTTCTTTACAGGGTGCTATCTATGGTAATTGGAAGCAATGCGACAAGATGCCTGAATCATGGAAATGGAAAGCCTTTGGGTTGGATTGGGGGTATAGTAACGACCCATCAGCAGCCGTTGAGGTATGCTACTTCGAGGGTGCAATCTACATGAACGAACTACTATACGAGAAGGGGTTAACTAACCCACAACTAGCGGAACGATTACAGGGCTTTAAATCGGGTGAGTGGATAGCTGACTCATCAGAACCTAAATCAATCGCAGAGGTAAGAGGTCACGGCTTCAGGATAAGAGGATGCCCGAAAGGTGCTGATTCAATTCGGTCAGGTATTGACAAACTCAGGAGTATTCCTATCTTTGTTACATCTTCAAGCGTGAACCTTATTAAAGAACTGAGGGGCTATGTATGGAAAACAGACAAGACAGGAGAACATATGGGAGTTCCTGTGGATAACCTGAACCACCTTCTAGATGCTGCACGTTATGTTTGTATGGAAAAGCTAAAGAGTTCAAGTGGTAAATACGCGATACGGTGAAGCTAACCAAAGCCCAACTAATAGACCGCAAGAAGAAAGCTGAGAAGCGCGTTAAATATTATCAGAAGAAGATAGACGCTATTGAACAGGAAGAAAAACGAGTAGGCTTCAAGTGGTTAAAATAGGCTTTATAACAACCGACTCTCAGGGGGTGGAGTACCACCGACTGATAAAGCCCTTCAGCTTATTGGAAGGATTCGATATAACCATGTGTGAGGGGGTTACGAATGAACTGCTAGATATGGGGTTCGATGTGGTGGTGTTCTCCAGGACGTTACCGCTATTCGGTAAGCAGAACCAAAAAGAAGGGAACTACTTTAAACAACAAGCATTCATTAAGGAGTTACAGAAGCAAGGGGTTTATGTTATCTGTGATATAGATGATTATTGGATATTCGACACAAACCACATAGCAACCCACATTCAAAAGAGGGTATTCAAAGGTCAATGGATAGACGCTATTATTAACGCTGATGAAGTATGGACAACGCACGAACATCTAGGCAACTACATCGACAAGCTGAATAAGAACTGGCACGTAATACCCAATGCAATAGACCCGAATGAAGCGCAATGGAAATCAAGAGAAGACAAGCCACGCGGTAACCGTATAGGATGGGCGGGGGGTGTTACCCACTTCCATGACCTGATGCTAACTGATGGGTGTTGGGGTGATGACTATCCTGTTATTTGTGGGTTTAAGGATGACCCGCAATGGATAAAACTAGCTGATAGATTCAGGGCTGATTATGTGGACGGGATGGACGTTTGGAATTATGGTCAACTATACGACTACTTTGATATAGCTATTGCTCCTTTAGTGGATAATCGGTTCAATAGATGCAAGTCGAACCTGAAGATAATAGAGGCGGGAATGAAAGGATTACCTATATTTGTCCAGAACATACATCCTTACATAGATGACGCACGAGGAATTTATAAGGTGGATGATTGGAAAGCCGCTATCCGAGAGGCTGGAAATATGGAACATGAAAGAATCTACGAAGATGGGCAAGTCCTCAGAGCGTACTGCCTTGAGAACTACGACCTCAACAAAGTCAACGAGAAACGAAAAGAACGGCTGTGGTACTGACGTAGGAATGGCAACCGTTGCAAAAAATGCAATAGTTAATTAGGCAATAAAAAAATAGAGCAAATAAAGAATGAAGATAACACTACCTACATCTTGGGGTGGAGTGACCCTTAGAGAATATCAATCCTATATCGAACTGATTGAGGAATCAAAGAAGAAACTCGAAATATCCACTAACCCAAAGGTGACGGAGTTTGAGGTAGAGTGTGCTATCATATCTTTGTTCTCAGGTCACGACATGGACGACCTTCTATTATTGAATCAAAGCAGCCATAACAACCTATGGAATAAACTAGGCTTTCTATCAGACCCGATTGAGGGTAAGATAAACACCCGAACCAAGCTGAACGGACGAAAGTACTACTTTGAGAAGAACGCCAACAAGATAAACGGGGGTCAATGGATAACGTTACAGCACTTCCTGACAGACCAGGATAAGATAGATTCTAATCTTCATAACCTTCTGGCGTGTTTTGCGTATCGGGTCGATTGGTTCAAAAAGACCTACAATGCAAAGGAACATAACCAAGTCGCTGAAGATATGCGAGGCTTACCGATGACATTTGTAAAACCTTTAACTGATTTTTTTTTGAAGGATTGGGAGCAATCCGTAAAGAGTTCCCTACGTTATTTAGAGATGACAGCGAAGCATCTACAACGGAAGGCGAAAAAGTTGCAACGTTCCTATCAGTCTACGGATGGCTCAACACCGTTGACAACCTCACAAACGGACGTCCCGAACTTTGGGACTTTTACCACGACATGAATATTATAGAGTTCTTAAATAGGCTATCGTTCCACAAAGCAAAGGGAATCTATGAACGTCAACAGATGAAAAGGAAATGATAGCCAAACTGACCACTAATAACTTTACGGTATGGGTTGAACCTATGGACGGTCAGGACATGGTTAAGCTGATTAACAAGACAACCCAAATTTATCAGAAGCGTAATTTAGAGAACGGAATAATTCGTATCTTTGACAATGATAGGAAGGAAGAATATTACAAGGAAGCGTTATGAGTTTTAAGAAGGTCACAGAAGCACTAAACGAATCGGCTACTTTGGTAGTATCGGAACTAGGTAAGAACCTAGATGAAAGCAACACCCACGCATCAGGGTCGCTTAGTAAGTCTATCAAATATAAAATGTTCACTCGTGGCAATAAGATAGGCTACGATATAACCATGAACGACTATTATGAAGCGGTTGATAAAGGACGCGGTCCAACTAAAAACAACGGCAACGGAGCTTTGAGGCGTAACATTGAGAAGTGGCTCACCTATCCTAACGTGAAAGCCAAGCTGAAAGGCGGCAACGATTCAGACTTTAAAAACCCTCAAGGATTAGCGTATGTCATAGCTCGCAAGATTCATGAAAAGGGAACAGAAGGAAACGACTTCTTTACCGATGTAGTAGACGATAGCCAGTTCATTAGGCGGTTAAATAACGACATCCTAGACGCTGCTATGCTAGATGCTGAAGCGGTACTGGAGGAAGCGTTCTCAACTATTCAGACGGGCTAAAAACAAAAACCTTTGCTTTATATTTTAAAGCATGGGAATACTAGTACACTCGCAGCCCTCCGCTTATGGGTTGGCACATAACGACAACCCGTATGTGTTTCGTTCAACCAACTACACAACCACACAACGATTCAAGGTTATGGTTCTTCCATCGACCTATCCGACCGACCCCGCTATTTCTACGGCAAGGGTTTACCCACGGCAAGGAATAGACGTAAATGGAGTAGTAACATCAGACCGCGCTTACTACGACCCTTCGAGAATCTTACAAACTCAGGTAGGTTCGGACATTGCTATCCCTGCTGCGAATCATGCAGGTATCTTTAACGCGCCTAATATGCATACGGAGTATGGTCTATTTTTGCAGGAGGAGGATTTAGTTGGGGGCGTGTATGTCGGTGGTGCTTCATTTTCTGTGAATGTTAAAAGCGTTTGGAACGGGGTTAGAAATGAGATTGATTGGCTGGACTTTGGTTATACGGATTACGATACTTCGGTGGTTGGTAAGAAGTTCCTAAGTGATGCACCTGCTACGAGATACATCGATAGCGATCAATCAGCTTTCTTATATTTCTTATCCGTTGGTGCTGCTTCGAGTAAAGGTGTAGCAATAGTTAGTTATGATTCGGACGGTGTACAGGTATCGACGGGCGTTATAGACGGTGCTTCAATGATAAATAACGAATATTGTTATGTAGCTTGTGGAACATACGATATAGAAAACTCTGACCCATCAGCGTGGACTTCAGGCAACCCTGCTACCATATTAGTGGGTGCTGCGAGTTATACGGTACAACTAAGGGTATCAAGTATTCTGTCTGAAATTATCACTTTTAACATTGACCAAAAGTGTAGTAAATACACTCCTGTTCGTTTACATTGGTTAAATCGTTTAGGTGGCTACGATTCCTTTAATTTCAATCTAAAGAGCGAAGAAGAAAGCAAGGTGACAAGGGATAGTTATGTAAGTCAACCCCACACCTTCAGCGGTACGAGTTGGGACTACACCAAAGCAAGCCGAGGGCGTACGGAATACAACGTAGAGACTCAGGAAATGCTAACGATTAACACCGACTTCTTAACCGAGTCAGAAAGTACATGGATGAACGACCTATTTACTTCACCTATAATCTACCAGGAACTTAACAACGAACTGATAGCTGTCAATATAGACGGGCGGGGTATCAAGAAGCAAACATCTTTGAACGACAAGTTAATGCAATACACATTCGATTTAGAATACTCACTAAGGAATAAGAGACAACGTGGCTGAAGTTCTGATTGAGGGTCGTAGGTTGGATGTAAAAGAGAAACTAGACTTCTCTTTCAATTACTCCGTGGCTGATATTCGCGACCCGTCTAAACGTAACACGGAATACAGTAAGACGATTCAATGTCCTTCAACGGCTAATAATGACAAGCTGTTCGGTCAGATATTCGATGTCAACATATCGAACCCTTATGACTCCACATCTCTTAATGTAGAGGTGAACTTCAACCCCAACAAGAAAGCAGAAGCTAGAGTTATTTCGGACGGTGTGGAGGTGTTCGCGGGGGTTGTTCAGTTACGTAAAGTAAAGATAAAGAGCAGCAACTACATCTACGAAGTTGTCTTTATCGGTCGGCTGATTAACATCTTCTCAGTATTAGAGAACAATTTGTTAAGTGACTTTGATGACGTTAACGGGGTTCGTAATTATCATATAGACTTATCTACTTACGACCATATATATGACCGACCCACTCAGGCGGCTTCTTGGTCTTTACCCGTTGGTTCTGGATATGTTTACCCGATGATTGATTGGGGGCTGTCTGACTTTTATACTTCGTCTAGCGAACGCATTTACGATGTAGTTGATTTTCATCCCGCTGTATATACTAAGCAGATGGTAGATAGTATCTTTAACTTTGCAGGATTCACCTACACAAGCACGTTCTTTAATTCTACTTTTTTTAAGCGGCTTATAATTCCACTAACCAAAGAACTAACCCTTCCTGACGTTGCCGCAAATACACGGACATTCAAAGCGGTTAAGACTGTGGAGCAGATGCTTCACCGATTGAGTACGCAATTCCCGAACACATACGGGAATGAGCAGTACTTCCTAAATACAGAGATAATGGCTAAGTTGTGTTTTGAGGATGAGGCTATACTTGGTTTTGATAATAACGACCAGTATCAGATGTTATCAACTCCTGGAAACCTATACAACATTGACGCTGATGGAAACTATATTTTTAAATGTCAGGAGGTAGAACGAAGGGACTTATTCAGGGCGTCTGTTGACTTGAAGTTAACTGAGAACTACGCCTTTACACTAACTCATCCCACTTATGATGGTGTTATGCAACTTGTCCATTATGACGATTCTACATCAACGCTTAATGTGGTGGAAGAAACAGCATGGTCTTGGAGCATCACAGGGGTGGTCGGTACGGTTGCCACTCAAACGGTTTACGTTGAAGGCGAAGTTACTACTCGATTGGATGATCAAGTGTATATTCGATTTGTAGCAGACGACCCCGATACGGGTTATAGAACCGACTTTAGAATAATGATAGGCGGAACGGTTAGACTTGATTTCCGCTGTACTGGAGGTTACTTTGAAAACGCACCCGTACAGAATCATTTATACGAAGGTGACACCATGACATTAAGCGACTACCTACCTGACGTTGGTATGAAGGAGTTCTTCATGGGGTTGGTAAATATGTTCAATCTTTACGTAACTGTTGACCCTACAAATGAAACGAACCTTTTAATAGAAACGCGGGACGACTTCTATACTGGAGGTATAACAAGAGATTGGACTAAGAAACTAGCAAGGGATAAGGATATAACCTTAGAGCCTGTTGGACTACTAACAGCGGGCGAATACATCTACACCTACTCAGAGGACGGAGACTATTACAACAAACGCTACGAAGATAATCACGGTCATGTGTATGGTCGAAGGTGTGTGAATGTGGATAACGACTTTCTAAATAACACCCACGACACGGAGATAGTATTCTCAGCTACTCCATTAGTGAATGACAATCCATCAAATCGGATAATTCCAAAGATATACGATTCAGACATAGATGAGGGCGCAATGCCAACAGACGCAAACATAAGAATCTTATACTATGGTGGTCTATTAACTTCCAACCCCGTATGGCATCATAAGTCTATACCTGGAGATATTCAGCGTGCAACTTACCCATACGCGGGACACCTCACACACCCGATTGCACCAGCCCAAGATATTAACTTCGGGTTAACCAATGAGATATACTATTCAGAAAATAGTTTCACAGGTTCGCTATTGGTAACGAATAACAATCTTTATAACGCCTTTTATCGTAACCATGTTAATGAGATAACAAGCAAGGATTCAAAGGTGCTGACGGGTCTATTTGATTTGACTGAATGGGACATTAGTAAGCTAGATTTCAGAGATCAGATTCTAATAGATAATTCATACTGGAGACTGAACACGGTTAAAAACTACAATCCATTCAAAAGAGGGTTAACAAAGGTTGAATTAATTAAGATCTTAGAGGTGGTTTCTTTAAAAACCGAAACTTTTGCCGTAGGGTCACAAGGACACTCAACCACAACAAACGAGAAACCCCCGAAGGTAGCAACCTTACTACGTAAGAACCTGAACCAATACCCTGAGTTCCACGGAAGCGTATCAGGTAAAAGGAACAGGGTAAGAGATTCGACTACATTCTTTAAAATAATCGGGAACGATAATTACGTAGCTGATGGGTGTAGGAATGTGACAATATTAGGTGACTCCAACAAAGTAGAAGCAGGGCTTGAAAACGTAGTTATAATCAACTCAGACGGTCAGACGGTTACAGAAAGCAACACCACAATAATAGACGGGAAACGGCAATGGATACACGTAGATAAAGACGATGACTACACCGCTAGAGATAGAGAGTTTATTCTTTGCGATTGCACTAGCAAAGTGGTAACTATAACGCTACCTCCTGTTGCTGACAGTACAGATGTTAGGATACAAGTATTAAAGACAGATGTAAGCGCATCGGGCGTAGTAGTAGATGGGGATGGTAGCGAAACAATCAACGGATCAACTACCTATAATTTAGGTTCTCAATATGATTTTGTAAGCATATGGTGTGACGGTGTAGAATGGTTTATAACTGAATAATGGCAAAGAAAAAAGTAGCATTTAAGCTAGAGCTCGATACTTCCGAAGCAATGGAGGGAGTCGAAAAGACAACCGAATCAGTCGAAGACTTAGGTAAGCAAACCAAGAAAACTTCAGGCGAAATGAAAGGCGGCTTTAAAGCTGCTGAACAAGGAACTAAGAAGCTAGGTACTTCCGTTGGTGGGCTTATTAAAGCGTTGGGAATTATCGGGGTTGCTATGGCTGTCTTTAGTTTTATGAAAGACATTCTATCCAAGAACCAGAAGATAATGGACGCGCTTTCAACGGCTACCATAGCCCTTGAGATAATCATTAATAAGCTATTCAGCGCGGTTGCGCCTTTGGGTGATGCAATGAAGTCAGCATTTGAAGACCCTAAACAATCACTTATAGAATTAAAAGACTTTATAAAAGACCGCTTTATGGTTTTCATTAAGGGGTTTGGGGATCAGTTCATAGCTTTAGGCGGTATCATAGAAAGTGCTCTTAAATTAGATTGGGATGCAGTAAAGAAAAATACGAAAGACTTAGGTGAGGCGTTAGTTCAGACATTTACGCTAACAACAAAAGAAGAGAGGTCTGCTATCGCAGAGTCAATGCGTGAATTTGCGAACGAGGTCAAAGATGCTACGCTAGCAGCAGTAGATCAAGCAGATGCTCTAACTAAACTTAGAAACGAGGTAGAACTTTTAGAGGCGGGTCAGAAAAAGATACAGATGACCTACCAAAGAGACGCAGAACTCCAGAGACAAAGGCGGGACGATATACGGTTAACACTTGCAGAACGAATAGAAGCAAATGATAAGCTAGGAACGATACTAGAAGACCAGATAAAAGAAGAGCAAGTACTAGCAGATAAACGCCTAGCGTTAGCTATAAGAGAAAGGGACGAACTAGGAGCTACCACAGAAAGAAAAGCCGCAGTACTAATAGCAGAAGGTGAACTCGCAGACCTTAAAGAAAGGATAAAAAGCCAAGAGTCTGAGCAGCTTACAAACCAAGCAGCACTAGAAAAAGAACTCTTCGACCTCCAACAGGAACTAAGAGTAGCCACTTTAGAGGAACGGGAAAAGGAACTCGAAGAACTTGAAATCTATTACGATAGGTTAGATGAAATTGCAAGGCTCGCAAGTGATACAAGTGTTGACCTAGTAGCCGCAAGGAATGAGGCGATAGATGAATTAAACGAGAAGCATAGAAGCGAAGATTTAGCAAAAGACAAAGCAGCCAAAGCTAAACTTAAAGCGGCTGAAAAGAAACTAGCAGACGATAAGATTGCTGTTGCTCAGTCATTAGGTAATGTGTTAGGAGGTATAGCAGCGGCAATAGAAGGTGAAAGTAAGGCAGCGGTTGCAGCACGTAAAGTTCTGGCGGTTGCTCAAATTGCAATAGATACCGCTACCGCAATAGTGGGCGCGATAAGTCAGGCTCAGTCAGTCCCCTATCCTGGAAACCTTGTAGCAATCGCTACGGGAGTAGCTGCGGTAGTTGCGGGAATCGCAAGCGCAACAACAACGCTTAATACCGCTAATGTTCCTGGTCCTTCAGCACCACCACCACCACCACCACCAAGTCTTTCAGCACCTTCACCAAACTTCTCAGGAATATCAACCAACACCACCGAACTAGGCAACACCGAACAAGCGGAGTTGATGCCTATTCAGGCGTTTGTCGTAGAGACGGGAATAACAGGAAGCCAAGAAAACGTCAACCAGATAGAAGGGCAAGCCACATTTGGATAAAACAAAACTGAACACTTTATATTTTAAGACATGGAGCAGTTACCACTTATAAACTTAACGATAGATGAGAACGAAGAAACTGGAGTTGAATTCATCGCACTTGTAGACACCCCCGCAATCGAAAGAGAGTGGATGGCTTTCAATAAGCCGCAAAGGTTCAAAGTTCAGGACAAGGAAAAGAGGGTAGTAAGCGGTGCAGCAATGGTTTCTAACCTTCCTATTTACAGACAGGATGAAAGCGGTAAGCCGTTCTACGTGAAGTTCTCACCTGAGACAATAGAAAAGATAGTACACAAGTTCTTTAAATCTCAGCCGTCAAGCGCGGTCAATCTGATGCACGAAGAACTGACCGAAGGCGTTTATATCTTTGAGAGTTTTATAATTGACGACCGCAAAAGAACCCCTGAAGGATTCGATAAGATGCCCAATGGTTCGTGGTTTGTTTCCATGAAAATAGAAAACGATGATGTGTGGGAGAAAGTAAAGGACGGAACTTTTAAAGGCTTCTCAATAGAAGGAATCTTCATTGACCAAGCTACTAAGAACTTAGACAAGCAACTAATAGACGAAGTAATCCGAGTACTATCCGAAAGCTAGAAAAATTACCGTAGCAACAAGCGCACCACTCAGGGCGCAAGCACCGTAGACGAGTATCTGCATAGGGTCTTTATCGTTTTCCATGTAGCTAAAGTAATATTTTTTCAAACACCCCGACCCTTTTTATATTTAAAGACATAAGCCCTTACTATGGATATTAAAGAACTCGTACAAAAGAACCTCCCTGGAATCAAAAAGCTATTGAAGTTTGAAGAGGTTGAGGAAGTAAAAGCAGAAGATGTAAAATCGGCTGACGGTACGGTGCTAAGAATTACACCTAATGTAGAAGTAGGCGCGCAGGTTGAAGTTATCGGTGAGGATGGTGAACTAACTGCACCCGCTGATGGAAACCTAGAACTAGAAGACGGTACATTAATCACAGTTGAGGGCGGTGTTATTGTCGAAGTTCAAGCGGTTGAAGGTGAAGAGGCACCTGAGGAAATGAACGAGGTTGACGAACTAGAACCAACACCAGAAGCCCCCGCTTTTGATTTGGAGAAACTACAAAAGCAGATAATCAATAAATTGAATGTAGCAATCACCGAGAAGATTGAGAAGCTACGATTTGCGACTGTTGAAACGGTAGACGAATTGACAAAGGAAAACAAAGAACTGAAAGAAGGACTTGCATTGGTGGTTGAGATCGTGGAGAAGTTTGCAGAGACACCAAGCGAGAAACCAAAGAAAACGCTTAATAATCCTTTCGCTAATAAGAGAACTAACGATGTCGACCTAACGGCACTCGCAAGAAAAATAATATTTAAAAAATAAAACATGGCTTTTGATGTAACAGGTTTAGATGCCTACGTAGAAGAGAATAAGCCCGACTTAGGTGCAGCGGTTGTACTAGGTGCTAAGATGATGCAGCACGCTACCGTAATGCCTGGAGTTAAGGGTGATGTAAAATTACCAAACGTTGCTAACACTATTTTCTTCCAGACGGGAGGAAGCTGCGGGTTCAACGCTTCAGGTTCATCTACTTTTTCACAGAGAACTTTATCTCCTGGAAAAGTTAAGGTAGATATGGAATGGTGTCCTAAAGACTTGGAATCAATTTACCTAAGCTCACAGATTCGGGCGGGTGCTTATTATGATTCAGTAGAACCATCTGATGTTTGGGCTATGATCCTTGAAAACGTTACTAATGAAATCGCAGCAGCGGTAGACGTTAGTATATGGCAAGGTGACACCTCAACAGGAACAGGTAACAATCAGTTCTTCAACGGATTTATTGACACAATAGGTTCGGGTGGTATTGACGCTAATACAACTTCAATCTACTCTGGTACTGCTCTAACGGACATTAACCTCCACTCTCAGGCACTTGAAGCACAACACAGACTTTATACAGCACTTTCCAATAACGGAATAAGCGGCTCTGATATTACGTCCTTCATTGGATATGATGCTTACGCGGCTTTAGTTTCAGCACTTATAAATGGTGGTTCTACTTATGGTTCTTTGATTAACTCAGGACTAGGTGGAGCAGACCCCGCAGCAGATCTTTCACAAGGACTTACCTTTCCAGGAAACAACATGAGTGTTGTACCTGTACAGGGGTTAACTGGAACGGGTGACGCTTACGCTGGAAAGACTAGCAATATGTTCATCGGAGTTGACGGAATTGGAGACGAGACTAACCTTAACGTCTGGTACTCGCAAGATAATGACACCGTGAGAATGAAGTGTGAATTTAAGGTAGGAACGCAAGTTCGTTTCCCTGGAGAGATTGCAAACATTATACTTTAACATTTAAAACCCTATTCGATGGCGTGTGTATTAACTCAAGGTTTTTCACTCGATTGCAAAGAAGCGATTGGTGGTATTAAGTCGGTTAGGTTTGCGACCCTTGCACAATGGGACACACTAACTCCCGCTTATTCAACAGGCGCGGTAACCTTCGGAACTGCTGACACGGTATTTTATAAGTACGAGTTGGACAAGGAGGAAAGTTCATTTAACGATGACCCGACACCTGGAAGCAACAAAGGAACTCTATACTATGTCCCCGCTATTATGTTCATCCTTTCAAAGTTGGACGTAGCCAAGCGGAACGAAATGCAACTACTTGCTAAGAATAGAGTTGTGGCAATCGTGGAAACTAGAGAAGCGACTCCGCAATATTGGGCAATCGGAGTAACCAACGGGCTAGACCTATCAGCGGCTACCGCTGGAAGTGGCGTGGCTGCGGCTGATTTGAATGGGTACACTATGACCTTCACAGGATTAGAACCTAACCCACATGTTAACGTTTCAAGCGGTGACCTTGCGTCAATAACGAATTAGAATATTTCTGTTTATCGTTCGGGAAGGGGGTTGCTATTTAGTGACCCCTTTCTTTTTTAAAACAATTTCACGGAATTTATATTTAAAGGCATAAGATATAAAACATGGCATCAACAGTAACAGCGGCTACATTCACTTCAACCATAACCGAGTCAATCACGTTGGCTGGTTCTGACAGGGGTTCTACTCATACCTTTACGGTATCAAGTGTTAACGAGGTCTATAATCAGATCGTAACAGTAGATACTTCTGAGGTAGATATTCTAGGCTTCGGATCAGCAACGGGACAAGGAATTTTTTTAAACACCGACCTCAGATATATTCGGATAACGAATAAGGACGATACTAACTTCGTGACCATCGGGGTAAGTGATACGGGTTCGGATACTTTCTTCGTGAAGTTGGAAGCGGGGCAATCATATCTAATGTGTAACGATGACCTAGAAGTTCACGCAACGGGTGGAGCTTCATCAACGTTCAGTCAGATGGACAACATCAGCGCAAAGTCTGATACCGCTGCCTGTGATTTAGAGGTGCTTGTCGCGAGTGTATGATACGTATAACGAAGTCAACGGCTAATGATGTAACTGTAACCCTCACCGAGAAGGGTACGGCTTCACATTATCTATTTGAATTTCAACACTTGACCACGATGGAAAAAGACTACTGCATCCAACAGGACACGAGTTCTTTTCAGGATAGATACAATCAATTCGAGATAACCGAGCAAGCAAGCCCCACGGCTGCGGATGGTGAGGTGCTATTAAAAGAAGGTGAATTGAGGTATGTTATCTTCGCTAATTCATCTTCATCTAACATTGACCCTTCAGGCTTGACCGCTTTAGAGAGTGGAATGTGTATTGTTACAGGAACGACAACAAGCCCAACAGAGTATAGTAACAACCCTGAATACGTAGTCTATGAAGGATAAGACTTTTGTAATAAAACTGAATGACCACAAAGTCCCCGAATTTAAGGAGGAACGGTCAAAGGATTGGATTCTCTACGGCTCGAAAGGAAAGTACAAGAATCGCTACGGTGATTATCTTTTAGACCTTTTCAATTCCAGTTCAAAACATCACGCAATTGTAAACGGTAAGACTGATTACATTGTAGGAAGTGGGTTCAAAGTAAACGAGGAAGGGCTTAACACCGAGCAGCTAGCGAATCTGAATAAATTTATCAAGTCACCTAATTCAAACGAAACATTAAACGACCTTCTCGCGAAGTGTGTGTTAGATTACGAAATCTATAACGGGTTTGCTTTAGAGATAATCTACAATCAAACAAATGAGAAGATAGCGGCTATCCATCATGCGGAATTTAAGCAATACCGCAAAGCAAAAGAAGGTGATTTCTATTTCTATTCTGAAGATTGGAGCAAGTCAAATCCTGAGACTGAGGTGATAAGTGCTTTTGATTGGAGCAGACCCCACGGAAAACAACTGTTATACGTTAAAGACTACCATCCACAGGCGCACGTTTACCCTTTGCCTGGGTATTTGGGTTGTATTCCTTACATCGAAGTTGATAGAGAAATAGCAAACTACCAACTTAATGAAATAAAGAACAATTTTCAAGCGGGTAAGATGATAAACTTCTTCAACGGGCAACCACCCGAAGAAGAACAAGGCGCGATTGAACGAAAGTTAAAAGCCAAATTCACAGGAACAGATAACGCGAATAGCTTTATCTTGAACTTTAACGACTCAAGGGAACAGGGCGCGGAGGTCATTAACTTGGATGGAAACGACTTTGCAGACCGTTATCAGATACTAGAAAAGACCACTCAGCAGAATATCTTTTCAGGACATCGGGTTACTTCTGGCGAATTGTTCGGAGTAAAAGAGGAAGGTATCTTTTCAACCCGTAATCAGTTACGTGATGCCTACGAACTATTCCAGAACACCTACGTAAACAACAGACAAGACGAAGTTCTCAGGGTGTTCAATGGACTCGCAAGCGTACAAGGCTTTGAGGAACGTTTATATATTATAGACACCGAACCAATTGGAGTAGAATACTCAGAATCCACTAAGGTCAGCGTAATGACTGAGGACGAAATCCGCGCTGACATTGGGTTGCCAGTTCAGGAGAAGGAAGACGTAGGAGAAGATAGCAAAACCAAAGACGCTCAGGCTGCATTGAAAGGCTCAGTAGGTGGTGTTAGCGGAATCATCACACTTCTTCAGAATGTTTCCACGGGAGTAGTTAATACTGAAAGCGCGATAGCGGTTCTTGTTGAGTTGTACGGATTCAGCCCTGAAGTTGCACGGGCAACAGTAACGGGTGAAGTAATACCTGAGAACGTAGCCCAAGAAATGCGAGACACGCTAGAAGCTGAAGGTGACATGTTCTCTATTTGCGAAGCCTTTGCAAGTTGCGGAGAAACCATCGACCCGAAAGATATAATTTATAGGCGACAGGTTGACTTTTCAAGCAATGAACAAGCCGATAAAAGTGAAGATATTTTAAGGCGTTTCGGATTCGGTTCGGAGTCCTTTGATATGGCTGTTCTAGAGATATTAAAAGAGAACCCCGCGCTAAGGTGGGACGCTGTTGCTGAGATGCTAGAAAGCACGGTAGATGAAGTAATGGAAGCGGTCAGGAACTTGGCAGCTTTAGACTATCTGAAGGTCGGAACTGAACAAGTAATAGACACCACTCAGAAAGTATCAGAGGTTACTTCTAAAGGAAGCAAAGCACTTGAAACGGCTGAACCATTAGAGGTCACTTTAAAGATAAAATACAGCTACATTAAAAGAGCAGAAGCAAGCGGTTCAACTGTGATTAAAACGACCCGTGATTTTTGCAGGAATCTAGTTGGTCAAAGCAACGCGGGGAAAACGTGGACAAACGAAGAAATACAAACCATCGGAATGAAGAATAAGCGCAACGTATGGTTAAGGGGTGGGGGCTTTTGGAATCGCGGTGGTGGGGTTATTTCTCCACATTGTAGACATACTTGGGAACAGATAATAGTTAAAAATGGCTAGTGTATTATTTATATCGGAGACATTTCTAAAGGATAACACCCAGGTGTCTAAGAACGTGGATGTGAAATATATCCGCGAGGCTATCCTTTGGGTGCAAGATTCTGAAATACAGATAGCTTTAGGCTCAACGCTTTACAATAAAGTAAAAGACGAGATTGAGGCTTCGACTTTGGCGGGTGTTTATAAGACCTTAGTGGATAGTTATGTTCAAGTATGTTTAAAACACTACGTAGTAGCTGAGTGTTTACCGATGGCTCACTACAAGATAACCAACAAAGGGCTTCAGACCCAAGATTCAGAACATTCACAACCTGCTTCTACATCAAGCGTTGACAGACTTGTCGAAGATGAACGGAATAAAGCAGCCTTTTACCGTCAACGGATGATAGATTATCTATGTGAGAACGCGAGTTCTTTTGATGAGTACCAAAACCCTAGTTCGGGTCAGGATGTTATCCATCCATCGAAGGACAATTTTGTCACCTCTTTTTATTTAGGCAATAGTGAGCCACCATGTTATTATGAAGGATGAGCAAACGAAACGAAGAAAAACTGAAACGCTACCTTGCTAACTCTAAACCAAATAATAGACCAGATAACCGACCTAGCCACGGCTCACAGCCAAATACAGGAAAGCGGGGTAGGAACGATAGCAGAACTCCAAGCAAAGGAACGTAACTATCCTTTACTGTGGGTGTTCCATGAGAACACGGAAATCAACGAAGGGTATCTAACTTCAAGCATTCAGATAATTGTAGCCGACCGCGTAATAACAGGCGAAGAAGGTGATGATACTGAATATTCAGAACAAGAGATACTTAGCGATACTCAGCTTATTCTACTTGATTTCATTAACTACTTCCAACAGCAACACGCGCAAGAGTACACGGTAGATAAATCAGCCTTATTAGCACCATTCACAGAAACATGGAATGACCGCGTAGCGGGTAACACCGCTGTGATGCGTTTAAATCAGTTCTATCAGCATAATAAATGTTGGATACCCGAAAGCGGTGCGGTGATTCCTCCAAGTGTTGACGGGCTGACCCTTTACGACTTCTGCGATGCTACCGTTTTTGCAAGATTGACAGACGCGCAAGAGGCATGTCTAGTAACTCAGCTTTGTTCAGCGGCTACTACTCAGGTTAATGGAACAAATGTGGGAACGGTTGCAAGTGGTGGCAATTGGAATCAATCGATTCATGATTCAGCGGGTGCTGACGTTGGCACGGATGCAAACCCTTCAGTTATTTCAGATAGCACAAATGAAGTTAATGGTGTTGATATATCAGACCCCACCGTGGCGGAAGGAACGCATAACCAACAGGTACATGATTCATCGGGTTCAAATGTTGGAACGGCTGCAAATCCTAGTGTTATAGCTGATTCAACCGTAAGAAATAACGCTACTCCAACGTGGTCAGACACAGTAGAGGCTGAGGGAACAATAACACTAGCACAAGGCAAAGCACTTGATTCCGATGGTTCAACTACATTATTAGCTAACTATATCCCTACCACTAGCGGGTTTATGTTTACTTGCACTCCAGGCTCTACGCCAACGGTTGCGGTCACGGTTGATGATTCAACACCCTCTTATGGAGATTCGATAACAATAACCGTAACACCGACAGGGTTAACGGGTAGTTCGTTTGTTTTCTACACTCCTAATCAGGACGGTACGTATAACAGAACGGTGCAAGGGTCTAACACATTGGCGTGGACGGTTGACGTAGTTGGAAGCCTTACGGTTTACGGTGGTGCTGATGACGGTAGTGGTTCGGCTTATGACATTGACGGTGCAGCGGTTACGGCTTCATGGTCATTTGAAGAAGCTATTGATCTGAACGGTACAACTCAATATGTCGTATGTGACAACATTAACATAATAGGGGGTGATAAGTGGATGTTTTCCGCTTGGGTCGAGGCTGATAGCCTTGCAGGTGACCCTATACTTTTTAGTTATGATTCTTTCTGGTTTGTTCAAATGAGAGCAGCCGACCTAAGAATAAGAACAAATGGTGTAGGGGTGGGTAAAACATACGCTCAAGCATTCTCTACCTCCACACGGTATCATATCTTAGTTCAGCGCACAGCTTTAGGTGACAATATTGATGTTTATGTGAACGGGGTACAACGAACAACAACGGTAGGAACAACGGGAAACGACATTGATGATACATCGAATTTTGATATTGGTAAATATGCTGGTGGTAGTTTTTACTTCAATGGTCAGATAACGGATGTTGTAATCGAACGAGCCTACAACGCTTCGTCTAGCCAGATAACAAGTTACTATAATTCAGGCAATGGAAACCATCCGAGCGCGTTGGGAGTTACCGACCCGAATACGTGGCTGAAGTTCAACAACAACACTACTAATGATGGTAGTATTCCGTACACCTTTACCGCTATTAACGCACCTACTTACGTGACTTTCTGATGATATACGTACACGAAGGAAATATTGAAATAGACTCAAAGCCTACCTGTTATGAGTTAATAGAAGGTGGTTCAGTAACGGTCACGGAAAAAGAAAGTGAAAACGAATTTTTTATTTCATTCGATGTGTATAGTGATTGGATAGATTGGGCAACAGATAACATTGATAATTTTAACACATTACCGTGAGAATATTCCAAGATAAACAAAATAAACCAAGCCCCAAGCGAATAGTTGGAACTGTCGTCCTTGGGGTTGTCCTGGTTGCGTTTGTCTTTGATGGATTGGACAAATATAATATAAATGAAAATGTAGCTTCTGCACTTATCTACGCTTCTGCGGGTATGTTAGGAATTACAGCATTTGAGAAACCACATGGAGAAGCAACTGAACGAACTGAGGGATGATGTACGCGAAATAAAAAGCGCGTTAATAGGGAATAATATAATGGGTCAGAAAGGACTTGTGCATAAGGTTGAATGTCACGCTAAGTACATCGCAGAAGATAGAAAACATAAGCAGAAAGCGATAGGAATCTTCGTGGGTTTACAATTGGCTTGGGCGGGTTTCCTTGCTTGGTTTAAATTGAAAGGATGAGGGCTGTTCTTTGCAGACGATACTTCAGCCAACAGACTGAGGGTGACCTTGAGATTTTCAACGAAGATACGGGTGCTTTGGAGTTTGTATGTAAGACCTTAGAACTACCGTGGCGTGATAACGAAAGGAATATTTCATGTATTCCTGAAGGTCACTATGATGTGATACCTAGATTCTCCGAGAAGTACGGTAACCATCTCCATGTTACGGATGTTATAACGAGGTCTTTAATCCTGATCCATTGGGGGAATTACGCGGGAAGTGTTAACCCAAGAACAGGACATCCCGACATCAGAGGCTGCATTTTGGTGGGGCATGGGATGACCGATTTGGACGGTGATGGGATTCGAGACATAACTTCGAGTAAGAAAACCTTTAACGCTCTGATGGATGTTGCACCTTTGGGGTTTGTGTTGGAAGTTACGCAATGACAGGCGAAAGGAAAATACTACTTGGAATAATCGCTATCCTTTGCGTTCTTTGCGTGGTGCTTGGGTGGCTTTACTACGACCAAGACGACAAAGCAGGAATAGCTGAACGGGCTTTGAATGAGGTACATGAGCAAAACATTGAAACCCTGAATGATAGCATAACAACGATTAACGAAAAAGTGGTACATTTGATTTTTGAAAATGAAAAGCTATCCCGTAAGAAAGCGCGTATTCACCAGCAGACCATTCACATTATTGATAGCGTTGAGCGTTTGCCTTTCATTGAGCAAGCAAGTTTTTTCACAGGTTCGATCGCCAGAATTGATAGTATTAGAGGGCGATACTTTCGTCACGATCACTCCTGAGCAGTTCTCTACCATCCTCTTTTCATTTTCTTACATTAGAAGTCTTGAGAGTACTAATAACATTGCGTCTAAACAACTAACTCGGAAAGATAGTATAATCAGTTACCTCAATCTTCAAATGACCTTAGAACGCAAGAAACAAAAAGAACAAGTTGAGATAACTGACAATTTAGAGCAGATAATTACCGACTATAAGAAGCAAAAGAAAAAGGATAAACTGAAGAATGTACTAATCAACATCGGACTTGGAGCTGTTGCGGTAGGTGAAGCGGTGTTAATTGTTAATCTTTTACTGAGATGATTAAAACGATAAAGGGCGAAATAGTCACCGAGTATCTTGAGCATCCTGAATGGGGTGAGCTTCCTTCTTTGACTCTTGCGCGGTTGATTTACAAGGATAATAAAGAAGTGTTTAAGGACGTTGAGGAAGTTCGGGGGTCGGTTCGATATTACAGAGGACAAAAAGGGACAAGGCAAAGACAACGCGCAACGCATAAGACTGAAAAGGCTGAACACGTTAAAGCATTGGGAGTTCCTAACCCTTTCGGATTACCAGATACAGACGAAGATGAATGGGATGCTTACATATTACCTAAAGCAGCTACACGTATATTGCTTCTTTCGGATATTCACGTTCCCTATCATAACATCGAAGCGATAACAAAGGCTATTGAGTACGGTAAAGAAAAGAACGTTAACGCTATTGTGTTCAATGGTGACACGTTGGACTGCTATGCTCTGAGCCGTTACGAAAAAGACCCAAGAAAAAGAAAGTTCGCGGAGGAATTAGAATCATGCAGACAACTTTTACAAGTGTTTAGGGATGAGTTTCCTGGAGTACCTTTCTACTTTAAACTTGGCAACCATGAAGAACGCTATGAAGCGTATCTAAGAACCAAAGCACCCGAACTACTAGGAACAAGTCAATTCACCTTAGACGTACTTCTGAAGATGGGTGAACTAGGTTGTGATTTCATTCAGGACAAACGGATAATAAAGGCTGGAAAGCTGAACATCTTACATGGTCACGAGTTCGGGCGGTCTGTCTTTAGTCCTGTGAATCCTGCGAGAGGTTACTACATGAGAGCCAAAGCATCTGTAATATGTGGACACAACCACCAGACAAGCGAACACTCTGAGAACAACTTAGAAGGAAAGGTAGTTACTACTTGGTCAACGGGTTGTCTTTGCGAGATGCACCCTCAATATATGCCTATCAATAAGTGGAACTACGGCTTTGCTTATGTCCAAGTGTTCAAAGATGGTGGCTTTGAGGTTGACAACTTGAAGATTATCAAAGGTAAAATACGGTAACCTTATTTAGAATCGTTATAAACTAGTGCTTATTTTGCATTGAATATTGTACATAAGTAAAATAGTTGTATGTTTGGTGTAACGAAAAACGAAAGAGATGAAAAACGGTATAAAATACAGAATACAAAAAGCAGACGGTAGATTTCTAAACGCAGGAACAGGCGTTGATAGTTGGTTTACTTTAGACCAGGCAAGAAAGTTAGTAAACTACAAAGCAGGGCAAAGAATAGTTGAGAGCGATGGAGTGAGAATTTTATGGGAAACACTGTAATGACCCTACACCTAAACACCCCCAAACCCTACGATGTACTTATGGAAATGAAGGACAAGGGGATAAAAGCCACCACTCTTATTGAAGAAACAGGGCTTAGTAGCCGAACCTTTTACAGATTCATTAACGAGGAAGGCAGCACTCAAAGGACAATAGAAACGATAACCAACTACATAAATAAAAAGAAATGAGAATATTTGACACAGTAAAAACAGAAAAACACGCTCGCAAACTCCTGAAAGGTGACTTTGTGAAAGCTATTAAAAAAGGTGCCTGTCAATGTGAATGTGGCGAAACCGAAGCATTGATAGCCATTGGCAAAGATTACCTACAACTTGGTTCGATAGGTATCTGCGACTGCTGCGGAGATGATAGTAGAACTTTTGGTGAAGTATTTTACTCTTAAAAATAAAGACATGAGCGAACATAGTTTTGACACGGAAATAGAAAAGGCGCAGGTGGAGGTTACTTTTGACTTTCAACCCGAAGAACCTGTGGTAATGTATTACCCCGATGGCAGCGGTGACCCGGGATGCCCTGCGAGTATTGATTACATCCAAGTGATGTGGAAGACTACTGAATGGAATAAGGAAACCCGAAAGAAAGACTCTATACTCATAGACATTACAGATCTAATTGAAGAGTTAGGTTACGATATGGAAGATGAATGTTGGAGTCATTTAGAATCTTATAACCCAGACTAAAATGAAAGACATCTGGGAAGATATGGACAAAGGAATCAAGCAAATTTACGACACAATGGACAACGCAATTAAACAATTAAGAGAACAACAAATGAAGTATGCAATAGATAAGGTCAGCGATTGCTGCAACGCACAGCCGATAGGTGAAAGCGAAGACATGGGTATCTGCACAGACTGCAAGGAACATTGCACGTACGTGTGTGATAACTGTTTCGGTGAAGGAATAACCGAACAGAATGTTGATGGCGCAGACGTAGAAGTCATCTGTACCAATTGCGAATCTTATAAAAATCAAGATATGATGGATATTATTTCACCAATTTTTAAAGAGTTCAGAAAATGAAACATCGAGAGCGAACTATCAGAGTTATAAAGTCATGCAAGACACGCGACCAACTACGGTCTGCAATGAAGTACATGGAACTTGCAGGACTTGGAAACGACCCGAAAACCATCGAAATATTACGGCACAAAGTAGCCACAATTGATTGAAATTTAGTAACTTAGAAAATAAAAAGAGAGATGAAAAAACTAATTGAAATACAAGCGGAGTTAAAAGCCCCGAAGAACCAAAGAAACAACTTTGGAAAGTACAACTACCGTTCTTGCGAAGACATCCTGGAAGCGGTTAAGCCACTACTGAAAAAGCAAGCGTTAACACTTACAATCACAGACGAGGTACTTGAGGTGGGCGGCTTGGTGTTCGTGGAAGCGATAGCCCGAATAGATGACGGTAAAGATTCTATTGAGGTCAGAGCGCAAGCAGGAATAAACCCCGATAGAAAAGGAATGGACATCGCCCAAAGTTTCGGGAGTTCTTCCAGTTACGCAAGGAAGTACGCTCTGAACGGTTTATTTTTAATAGACGATACCAAAGACGCAGACGCTACTAACGATCACGGGAAAGTTGAAAAGAAAGTACCGACAAAAGTACCGACAAAAGTACCGACAAAAGTACCGACACCAATAGGACAACGGATAATAGTAACCGATGGCGATAAGGTATTTTTAGCAATCGTTAAGGCGGTAGTTGAGGGCAAAGGAACAATCGAGCAAGCGAAAGGAAAGTATAATATTTCTGCGGAGGTAGAGAAAGGCTTAAAAGAAACTATTGTTAATCTTCAAGAAGTAGTGTAATGAAAAACGGAGAAAAACCAGCAAGCTCTCAGCACCCCGATATGATTATTAATGGTATTGGAACAGGGCTAACAAAAAGAGAACACTTCGCGGCTATGGCTTTACAGGGCTTAGCGACTAATGCGAATATGCCAATAGACATAACAGTGAAACTTGCTATAAGAATGGCAGACGACCTACTTAAAGAACTAGAGAAATGAGCAAGGAAATTTGGAAAGACATAAAAGGCTACGAGGGATATTATAAAGTAAGTAATTTCGGGTTAGTGAAAAGTATAGAAAGGGTTATCGTGAGAAAGAACGGAGCGTTACTTCCCGTCAGAGAGCGAATACTAAAACAAGCTATTGGTAAACGTGGCTATGAGTTGGTAGTACTGCAAAAAAACGGTAGTAGTAGTACTAAGAAAATACACCAATTAGTTGCTACGGCTTTTTTAAATCACACGCCGTGTGGGTTCAAATTAGTCGTAGACCATATTGACAACAACCCGTTAAATAATAACGTGTCAAATCTCCAGATTATATCACACAGAGAAAATGTTGTAAAAGGAACAAAAAGAGGGCTTAGTAATTATGTGGGAGTTCGATTACATAAAGCTTCTGGAAAATGGGCTTCTGAGATAATGTTAAATGGGAAGGCTAAATACATAGGTCTTTTTTTAACAGAAAAGGAAGCAGCACAAGCATATTCTAACACACTAAATAGACATAACAATGGGATTATCTAAAATGGATTTTATGGAGGTGCGACTACGTGCCGAAATGAGCGAAGAAACATACATGGGTATTCCAGAACACCTCCGCGATGAGATGAAGATCAAATCAATTGAGGCTTCCAACTTCAAAGAGCTGTACAGGGCTGACCCTGATTGGAATGAATGGAACGATGATATGATTGAAGCTATCAAGGGAAGGTCAGAACGTGAAGCACAGATAAGAGTAGAGAACCGATGATAATACTAAACGCACAAGTAGAAGGACTATCCACCAGAGCAGACCGAACGGTGAAGATAGTTATCGGCACTCAGGAGAATGTTAAAGCTGCTGAGTTATTCGCTTTACAGGGGCAACTTGTATCAATAGGAATCAGCACCAATGAACTAAAGCCTGAAGAAATCGAACTGCTAAAGGATTCAAAGTTTGAGATTGACGACATACCAGACAGTAAGTCACCAAGCCAAAGACTTAGGAACGTTTTATATCGACTTTGGGAACAAGCAGACGGGGGCTATTCAGACTTCAATCTCTACTACCTGAATAAAATGGAAACAATAATTAACCACTATAAAGACAAATTAACATGAAAAGTAAAAACGACACGAGATCGCTAAGAAAGGAAATGACAAGGCTGTTGAGTAAGTCAGAATCTTGGATTGTGATTAGAGAAGATAACGAAGGTGTGCATATTCACACTCCTAAAGCGGATCATCTTGCATTATTAGCCGTTATTCTCAAGGGTGACCCAGAACTATTTAAAGTAATAACATCGTTGGTTAACGATGAATCACCCGAAGATTTTAATATTTCTTTAAATTAAACAATCAACTAAACAATTAACGTAATGGAATACAAAGTAAACGGAACACTAAGCAAGATTCTACCAATAGAATCGGGAACATCAAAAGCGGGTGACGAATGGCAAAAGGTGTCTTTCATCGTTACCAATTCGGACGGCTACGAAGGTAGAGAACAGAATTACTGCTTTCAGATATTCGGAATTGAGAAGGTTGAGAACTTCCAGAAGTATAATTCTGAGGGCGCAACAGTTGAAGTGAAGTTTAACATCCGAACGAACGAATGGAAAGGGAAATACTACACGGAGTTACAAGCGTATCGGGTTGAGTCTGAACAAGAAACAAAGAAGCCTGAGCCAATAGGTGAGGACGATTTACCATTCTAATGAAACAGCGCAAACGGTCAACAGTAGTTAAAGAACTGGATAAAGTGTTCAGTCTTTACATCAGACAGCGTGACGCTAACCTAGACGGCTTTACTGAGTGCTTTACTTGTGGACGTTCAAACCATTGGAAGAAATTGCAATGCGGTCACTTTATGAGCCGCGCAAGATACTCTACTAGGTGGGATGAAGAAAACTGTCGACCTCAATGCTATGGTTGTAACGTCATGCAACAGGGTCAGCAATACATTTTCGCTCAGAACCTAGATAAAGAATCTCCTGGAAAGGCTGACGCTATGCACGTTGCATCTTTACAGATGGTTAAATTCTCAACGGTGGAACTCGAAGAAATGATTACTGATTACAAAGAAAAGCTAAGTGAGTTATGAAAGTCCTGAACAACTACGACACCATCAAGCGGCTACTGGAATCAGACCCGAAGTATCGTGATGACTACAACAAACTTGTTGCCCGTGTTTGGTGGATTGAAGTAAATAAAAACAAGCTATTGACAGCTTACGAAATGCTGAACAGGTTAGCGCGTAAAGAACTATCACACCCTGAAAGCATCATGCGAGCAAGAAGGAAAGTCCAGGAGGAACATCCGCACCTTAGAGGCACGACATACCACCAAAGGAAAACAACGGAACAGAAACAAGTACAGACAGAATTAGGTTACATTATTTAATTCTTATTATGAAACAAATTAAAACTTATACATCAATAGTTGGTGATAAAGATAGCCCAAGAGAAGATAAAATTAAATGTTTTACAGGTCAGGGGAAATTTAATGAGCCTGTAATGGAGGCTAAGATTTATAAGATTTTAGCACATCAATTTATAGAATCAGATTATTCTATCTGGATGGATGGCAATGTAGAATTATTAATACCATCAGAGCAATTAGTAGAAGAATGGTTGGAAGATAAATATGATATGGCATTATGGAAACATCCTTACAGAAAATGCTTATATGATGAAGCAAATTTATGTAGGATATTATTTAGTAATCAAAAATTAATAATCGATGAACAGGTGAAATATTATAGAAATAAAAACTTTCCAGAATTATACGGTTTAACAGAATGCTGCATAATAGTGAGAAAACATAGTAAGGAGATGGAAAGATTAAATAATGCCTGGTGGTCAGAAGTATGTAGATGGAGTTCTAGGGATCAGTTATCTTTACCTTATGTATTATCTAAGTTTCCTGAATTAAAAGTTAAGTTGATAGATGGTAATGCTAGAGAACATCCTTACTTTAACTACACTAATCATTTAATATAAACAAACAGAACTAGGTTATAAGTAAATTAATAGTACATTTGAAAAAGCTATGCAGAGCAAACCACAAAATACTAAGGCTTGGGCGAGTAGGGGCTGCATCCCTGAAAGCCTGAGCCGTTTTTAATTATGGGAAAGAAATATTTGGAGAAAAACGTTTATGACGCTTCTTTAGATCGAATAGAGTTCATATTCGACAACTTCGAGAAAATATACTTATCATTCAGCGGAGGTAAAGATAGCGGAGTAATGCTGAACCTTGTTTTAGATTATATGCGTAAGAATGGCATAACTAAAAAAATAGGTTTAATGACCCTTGATAACGAGGCAAACTACAATCATTCATTAGATTTTATGCACTCAATAATCAGAAAGAATCTTGATTTACTTGATGTTTATTGGTGTTGCTTACCTATTACTCTCCCATGTACAGTTAGCTCATACGCAACCGAATGGCAATGTTGGGGCGAACGTGATAAACATAGGTGGATAAGACCAATACCAACAGATGACTACATAGTAAATATTGATAATCATCAATTTGATTTCTTTTACGAAGACATGCACTATGATGAATTTTGGGACAAGTTTGGTGATTGGTATGGTCAAGGTGAAAAAACTGCTTGTTTGATTGGTATTAGATGTGATGAGAGTCTAAATAGATTTAGGGCAATAATGAATGACCGTAAAGTAACATTGAAAGGTCAAGCTTGGACTAAAAAAAATACTAAGATAGTTTACAATTGCTATCCGATATATGATTGGAGAACTGATGATGTATGGATTGCTAATGCTAAGTTTGAGTGGGATTATAATGAGTTATATGATATTTTCTGGAAGGCGGGGCTTAGTGTCGCGCAGATGAGGGTAGCGAGTCCGTTTATGAGTGAATCGAAATCAAGTCTGAATTTATACAGGGTTATTGACCCTCATGTTTGGGCTACATTATGCGCCCGTGTACAAGGGGCTAACTTCATAGCAACCTACGGAAAACAAATAAACTACAATAGCTTTAAGTTACCAGAAGGTCATACATGGAAAAGTTTCACTAAGTTTTTACTCGACACATTACCAAAAGAAGTGGGTGAAAATTTTAAGATACGCTTCATTCAATCTATAAAATATTGGTGGAGAGTGGGGCGTGGACTTGCTGAAGAAACAATTGAAGACCTTAGAAAGAATAATATTCCATTTGTTTTAGGGGATAAAACAAGGCATGGGAATAAAGATAAGACGTGTGTAAGAATGCTGCCACCTGACCATTTAGACATGCTTAGAATACATGCTTCAGAAGTTACAAGTTGGAAAAGGTTTGCTTTAACGATATTAAAGAATGACCACACCTGTAAATATATGGGTCTTGCTCCAACACAAGGTCAAGCAAAAAGACAAAGAGAAATAATGGAAAAATATAAGAACGTATGAAAGTTATAAGAACAAAAAGTCTTATCGGTACAAAAAGAGACATTCAAGGAAAGGGGTTTTCAAGTCTTAGAATACTACTCGAAAGAGATAGAATGGGGTTTAGTCTTCATAAGACTATAATACCAAAGGGAGACAAAGAACATTGGCATTATAAACATCATTTAGAGGCGTGTTATTGTATTAGTGGTATGGGTGTTTTAACCAACCTGGAAACAAACGAAGAATTTAATATTACTCCAGATACAACATACGTGCTTGATAATCATGATGACCATACTTTTCAGGCTTTAGATGATGTAGTGTTGCTTTCTATTTTCAATCCACCAGTAGTAGGTAATGAAATACATATGGATGATGGGTCATATATACCTGCAAACGAAGAAAGTGAAATTACTAACAACCATTGGGAATGAGAGTTTATAAACCCTATTGGGAATGGGAAGATTTTAATAACGGAATGTGGAGGAAGGTGAATAAAAAAGAAGAGCTTATTTTTTTAGAAAAAGCAATAATATTTACAGGTGACCATTTAAGATATGGTGAAGCAATGAAAGAGGTGATCGACAAATGGACAAACACGATGCTTAATACCCTAACAAATTCAAGCGTTAATAAACGCGCTTTCTTAGGTCATTGCGCATGTTCGTTAGCATTTAATTGCCCTGAATACATCACGAGAATGGCATGGAAGGAATTAACAAATATGCAGCGAGAATTAGCAGATGAAGTAGCACAACAACATATTGATAATTGGACAAATGAATATACATCTAACAGTACGGGATTACATAAAAACTTGGGAAAACAGATGTTACTACAATGGGGTTCCTGATGAAGTACCTATTGAGATACATAAGAAAGTACCAAGCTATAAGCGTATTGCATTAGCAATATTAAATAACGACCTAACGTTTAAAAGTTTAGGATATGAGCCGAACGTTTCAAAATATTACGTAATATTAAAACGCATAGAATTGAAAGAGAAACTAAGAACAAATCAATTAAAACTAAAATTATGAGCGAATACAAATCTCCAGTTTACAACGTCATTCCTGTTCCGATCGACAAGATAACAGCTAACGATTACAACCCAAATGCCGTAGCACCTCCTGAAATGGCATTACTTGAAACATCTATTTGGGAGGATGGGTACACTCAACCAGTAGTTACGGTTTACGATGAAGAAAATGACATGTATGTCGTTGTTGATGGATTCCATAGATTCTTAACTCTGAAGAATAGTCAGCGCATAATTGACCGTGAAAAAGGCTTCTTACCATGTGTGGTGCTTGATAAGAGTATTTCAGATAGAATGGCATCGACCATACGCCACAATAGAGCAAGAGGGTCTCATAATATAGAATTAATGAGTACGATAGTTTCAGAGCTTGTAGAAATGGGAAAGGGTGATGCTTGGATATGTAAGCATATAGGAATGTCAAAAGATGAATTACTTAGAATGAAACAGGTTACTGGTTTAGCATCATTATTTCTTAATAAGGATTTTTCTAATAGTTGGGACGCTGAAAACGAAATGCATAATGCATAATATACCAACAGTAACTAAACTGCTAAATCTATTAGATAAACCACCTCTTATGAAGTGGGCTAATAAAATAGGGCTTGAGGGAGTGACTCTTGAAGAACACTACAAGAAGTCTAAAGCTAAAGGAAACTCATATCACAACCAGGTTGAAGGTATGATAAAGCACAATAAAGAAATAGAAGACCCTATTTTACGTGGCAACTTCCATGCTTTCTTTGATGACTCTAATATCATTGAGTCTGAAAAAGATGTAACTGGAGAGTATTGGAGAGGTAGGTATGATGTGAAGTTTGAGCGAAATGGATTGACTTACTTATGTGACTTTAAGAGCAATGCAAAGCGCGTTTATCTTGAAAATAAATTACAGCTTATTGCGTATTCTGAGATAGATAAAGTTGATCAGATAGGTATTATCAGCTTACCTGACTTTAGATACTTTCCTGTACAGATTAAGGATAGAAAACCGTACATAGGAATCTTACGGGCGTTAAGTCATATCTTTCAATGTAAGCAATTAATTTAGTACATTTGCGTATCGGATTGACACCCGACATCTAAACTCTAAGAAATGCAAGACAAAAATTATGGGGTTAAAACGAACGGACGGCTACTTAGAGGGCTGAAAGGGAGGGGCGCGTCAACGTCAACCCCTAAGACTTTATAAATGGCTAACGGTAAGAAATCTTTTATAGCCTACTGCGATTGGATTGAAACATTCGATGAACTGGAGGACGATGAGGCGGGGCGTTTAGTTAAACACCTTTTTCGATACGTTAACGACCAAGACCCCGAAGCACCAGACCGATTGACTAAGATGTTATTTATAGACCTTAGACGGGCTTTAAAACGTGACCTGAAGAAGTATGAAGGCTACATTGAAAAGCAACGGGAAAACGGTGCAAAGGGTGGGCGACCTAAGAAAACCCAAAAAACCCAAGCCTTTATTTCAAAACCCAAAAAAGCTGATAGTGTTAATGTAACTGATAGTGTTAATGTAACTGATAGTGTTAATGATACTGTAACTGTTAATGATATTAAAGAGATAGTTTACTATCTCAATGGTGCGTTAGGATCAAAATATAAACACTCAACAGAAACAACTAAGGCATCTATTCAAGCAAGGTTTAACCAGGGATTTACAGTTGAGGACTTCAAACAAGTAATAGATATAAAAGTTAAAGACTGGGGTTCTCGTCCTGACATGGTTCAATTCTTACGTCCTCAGACCTTATTTGGAACTAAGTTTGAAAGCTATCTGAACCAGGTAGAAGCAACAGAATCACGAGAAGAACAATTAGACGTTGAATTACTTAAACACTTAAAAAATGTACGATCTACGAGCAACAATAGCAAGCCTTCCGTCTTTAGTAGGGTGTCAACCATTCCCGAAGTCGGAACAGGGAAAGCTACTGATTGAACAAATCAATGAGTTTGTTAACAAGAAGTTTCACATGGCAAGCCCTGAGATAATAGAGGCTTTTGAAGCTGCTGCTGCACGGGAATTGAACATCGGTAATAAACCCGTAGAGCCTGACACCTTTGGTCAGTATCTAAGCGTTGCTATCTTTGGTAAGATACTTTCAGCGTTCAGAGACTTTAAGAAACAAGAGCCTAAAGCGTACATTCAGCATTATGGCAGCGAAATAGAACGACCTCACAACCCTATAACACCTTTGGAAGCGTGGGAGTTGGTCGAGAAGTGGTACAAGGAGGATGAAAAGTTTGCTTTCATTGCTCCATACTTGGGTGCTTATGATTACCTTGTATCGACAAAGAAGATAAAACCCGTTGAGAATCCGAAGAAAGGATTTGCGGCTAATCAATCAAGCCCCCAACGTAGGGCGGTAGAAAGTTATCTAAAATGAAGATACTTAATCTATACGCCTGTCTTGGAGGCAACAGATACAAGTGGGATGAGGTGGCAAAAGTTGATGTTACAGCTGTTGAATTAGACCCTGAAGCAGCTAGATTATATCAAGAGCGTTTTCCTAATGACAAAGTAATAGTGGCTGATGCACACCAGTATTTATTAGATCATTATCAAGAATTTGATTTTATCTGGTCTAGCCCACCTTGTCCTACACATAGCCGTTTAATAGCGGCTCAAAAAAATAAATGGGTAATGAGTTACCCAGATATGAAGTTATATCAAGAAGTTATTTTTTTAGACAATTTTTTTAACGGTAAGTATTGTGTTGAAAATGTTATACCATACTATGAGCCATTGATAACAGCAAAAAAAAGGCACAGGCATTTATACTGGACTAATTTCAATTTACCAAATATATTAACTAAAAGAAAAGTATTAATAGGTGAATCTAAAAGAGGTAAAAAAGCAGAAGAAGTTAAAAACTTATGCGAATTTCATGATTATGACTTTAATAAATACAAAGGAAAGCAATCCAAAACAAAAATAGCAAGAAACTTAGTAGACTACGAAGCAGGGCGAACCATCCTTGAAACCGCTTTAGGCATCATAAGAAAATCAAACACATCACAGACAGAATTATTTTAACTAAAAACTAGAACGATGGAAACAGCAAACAAGACAGAGTTGAAACACTTAATTTCGGAAGCTATGCAAGCGGAGGTTTTAATGGTGCGTGAAGAAATCAGACGGGAGTTAATAGGGTGCAGTCCTGAACAGGGTGTAAAAGATATTATTGAATTTCTTACAAGCAGGTTCGGAATATCAGTTGATGAGTTCGTAAGCAAGCACCGTCAACGATACCTAGTAGAAGCAAGGCAGATATTCTGTTGGCTTGTACGTAATCAGATAATACCTAACCGACTAGCTTTATCACACATAGGTATGTTGATAGGAGGTAAAGACCACGCAACTGTATTGCATTCATGTCGAGTGATTGACAATATGAACGAAACGGATGTAGCATTTCGTGAGAATATGATGCGGATAATCAACGAACTAGGAAAGAAAGCAGTATGGAACGGTAAAAAACTTGAAATAAAATAACCATGAGCGAAAAAAAGATACTGATACTACTTGATATTGTAATGTGGTTCTTCGGGTATAAAAGGCTATATTCGCAAGGTGAAGAAGAAACTTTGCACGAGGCTAATGACTAACGAGGGGTTCAGGTTACTCGCGCAAAGACTAACGGGCAACCAAGCCCCCGACCTTCTCCAGGATGTCGCGGTAGTTATCTGTGAGAAGTCACCCGAAGAACTTGAAAAGCTGAATGAGTACTTTGACTTTTGGGTTTCGAGGGTGATTATGAACATGGCATCAAAGACAGGAACAACGGGCAAGATAACCAACAAAAGAAAGAAGCTGATAGTCGATTACATCGTAGAAAAAGACGTTGAGAACCTAGAAGAAACGCTTTCAGATTACAATCATAACATCGACAAACGACACAAGCAGATAGAAACGCTACTAGATGAAATGTATTGGTATGATAGGGATATGTTCTACACCTATCTGGAGTGTGGTTCTTTGCGTAAAGTAGAAGCAGTCACTAATATTCCTTACTCATCCGTATTCAGTACCGTTAACAAAGTAAAGAAACATATTAAGGAAAAGATATGATACTAACAGCAATAGCAACGGCAGTACTAGGGTTATCAGTCCACCAATTCACAAAGCGATGGGATAGAAAACCCTTCAACTGTGAGTTATGTGTCTGCTTTTGGGTGGCTGTTATCGTCTTCTTAATTGATTGGTTGACATCGTTACCCGTTTTTAGGGGCGTGGAGTTTGTAGGCTTCACTATATTTACCAGACAAATTCTATATAGAGTATGGGCGACAATGTTCTGAACGATGAAGAAATGGAATGGGTAAAGGCACACGCTGATACTATCAACCAATTCGCAGATAAAGAGTTTGCGGGACACGTACCAATGGATGACAGGGTGATGTTTGAAAGGTTGTCATGGAAAGTCAACGGTCGGTCATTCCCTATTAAGTGGACTTGTTCACCATGTATTGAGCAAATAGGACGGTTATTAAAAACAAAGCTGTGAGTATTATCGCAATGGCGGTGTATGATACCGAAGAAAACGGACGTACAGAATACACCCGAAAGACCTTACATTGCCTTATGCAGACTGTTAACATGGATAGGCACTCAATCCATGTGATAGATAACGCATCATGCGACCAGACCAAACGACTATTAAAAGACTTCAGCCCATACATTACCATTCACACACTAGGTCAGAACATCGGAACAGCCAAAGCAATCAATAAAGCTATTGCACTCCGCGAAGGTGGACACGTTATCAAGATGGATAACGATGTGGTGATTCATTGCAAGAATTGGGCTGACCAATTAGAGGACGTTGTAGATATGCAGCCCGATGTCGGAATCGTAGGACTGAAAAGAAAAGACCTAGAAGA